TTCTTAAGATGGGAGCCTAGTCTGTAAATGATTCCGGGGTGTCAGTATTATAGCTGGCACCTCATTTCTTTGGAGGTGAGTATGTGGTCGTAACACTAAATGAGATGAAAAATTATCTTCGTGTGGACTTTGACGATGATGATACACTGCTTCGAAATATTATGGAATCAGCCCAGAAGATCTGTATGGATGTGGCAAGAACAGAAGATGAAGATGCTTTTGAAGAAGAACCAAGTGCAAGGATAGCAGTGATGTATGCAGTAGCATATCTTTATGAACATCGAGAAGAAGCTGACCATCATGCACTTACCTTGTCTTTGCGTTCTCTTTTGTTTGGATGCAGACAGGAGGGATTCTGATGAAGGTGGCATTATTAAATGAAAAGATTCTGATTCAGAAAGCATTTGTCAGTTCGGATGCAATCGGAAATCGTAAAAATACATGGGAAGAGTATCATTCCTGTTTTGCCACGATTAGTGGTGAAGGTGGTCCTGAGACAAATGCAGCAGGTATGACAGTGGATGTATCAGATATTGCATTTACGATCCGTTGGTGTGAAAAAGTATCAGGAATAGAGAATACAGGATATCGCGTTGTTTTCCATGACGAGATCTATAACATTCTTGTAATTGACCATATGAATTACAAGAAAAAATTCATCAAATTGAAATGCCAGAAAGTGAGGCGATAAGGATGGCTTCAAATGTTGTAAAAATCAACGAACTGGCAGATGCAATCATAGAAGGACTGAATGAATATGCTGAGCTCGCTACGGAGGAAATGAAAGAGGCAGTTAAGAATGCAAGCACTACGGTTCGAAAAGAGATAAAAGATAATGCACCTTCCGATACCGGAAAGTATGCAAAAAGCTGGACGGCGAAAAAGGTAAGAGAAACATCACAGGCTCTTACCATGGTGGTGCATTCCAAGAACCGTTATCAGCTAGCACATCTTTTGGAATTTGGTCATGCATTAAGAAATGGTGGAAGATACGAAGGGAAAGCGCATATTGCACCGGCAGAACAAAAGGGAATGGAACAGTTAAAGGAAGAAATAGAAAGAGCTTTGAAAGGATGATGGTATGGAAGAATTATTGCAGATGTTACAGGAAATGCAGATTCCTTTTGCCTATCATCATTTTGCAGAAGGAGAAGCAGTAAATCCTCCGTTTATCTGTTATCTGCTTCCGGGAAGTAACAACTTTTCGGCAGATGGAAAGGTGTATTTCAAGATAAATGAGGTTCGAATAGAACTGTACACTGATTTAAAGGATTTGGCAGTGGAACAGCAGGTGGAAGATGTTCTGGATGAGCATGAGATCTTCTATAACAAATCTGAAACATGGATTGAGAGTGAAAAACTCTATGAAGTCCTTTATACATTTTATATAGATATGCAGTAAAAAGATTCAGTGAATCTTTTTGCGCAGAAATGGAGGTTAAGTAAAATGGCAGATAAGAATAATAAAGTGAAATACAATCTGAAGAATACCCATTATGCATTGCTAACACTCGGAGAAGATGGTGTCGTTTCTTATGGAAGCCCAATTCCGATTCCAGGTTCCGTTTCCATTGCACTTGACGCAAATGGTGAGCCAGAAAACTTCTATGCAGACGGTATTGCTTACTATGTTATCAATAATAACATGGGCTATGATGGTGATTTGGAACTTGCCCTTATTCCTGAAAGTTTCCGTACAGATATTTTAAAGGAAGAATTGGATTCCAAAGGTGTACTCATTGAAAATTCCCAGGTAGAACTGGAATCTTTTGCTCTTTTATTTGAATTTGACGGTGATCAGAAACATATCCGTCATGTTCTTTATAATTGTGCAGCATCCCGTCCTGGAATCGAAGGAAAGACTAATGAGGAAAGTCGTGAAGTACAGACAGAAACACTTAAAATCAAAGCAACACCATTATCTTCTGGTCTTGTAAAAGCGAAGACTGGAAATACAACAGATGCAACGGTTTACAATGACTGGTACAAAGCAGTATATATGCCGGTAGCTGAGGAAGAGACAGGTGAATAAGTATGAGTATGATTCGAAATATTGAAATTGATGGTAAACAGGTGCCTTTCAAGGCATCTGCTGCCATTCCAAGAATTTACCGCATGAAGTTCCAGAGAGATATTTACAAGGATTTACGTGCACTTGAAAAATCTGTGGGAGATAACAGTGAGGAAAGTTCAAATTTGGATATGTTCTCTTTGGAAATGTTTGAAAATATCGCATTTGTTATGGCAAAACATGCAGATGCAAGTATTCCAAATACACCGGAAGAATGGCTGGATGGATTTAATACATTTTCCATTTATCAGGTGCTCCCGCAGCTCATTGAACTTTGGGGACTCAATGTCCAGACGGATGTAGAGTCTAAAAAAAACTTCGCCCGACAGAGCGTGAAATAACAACACCGTTGTTTCTCCTAAGATGTGTGCAATTAGGTTTATCGATGACGGATTTGGAAATGTTGTCGATAGGCCTGATTAATGATATGTATGCGGAGAGCAGGAACGATGATTGCAAGTATGCACAGTTAGCTACGCAGGAGGATTTTGATAGGTTTTAATTGTTGTAAAAGCGTATGTTTGATATAATCTATAAAGAAATCACACGAAAAAATACAATCAGATGATGGAAGGAATAGAATAAGCATATGACTGAACAACAAGTAAGAGACGAGGTATTAAGATATATTGACGACAGTTCATATAATTATGCAATTTTGATTGATGGAGAATGGGGAAGTGGAAAAACATATTTTATCTCAAATATTCTTTCACATGAAATAGAAGAACAGGAAAAAGGGAAAGAGAATCCACGAACAATAAAATATGTTTCGTTATATGGATGTAAAACGATGCATGATGTGCAAGAGAATATTGCTTGGACATTTGCAGAAAATGCACGAGACAAGATTAAAGATAAAGCTAATTGGGGTACTAAAGGAGAAAATATTTCGAATAATATTCTTTTGTCTTCTAAAAAGATTGGAAATGCTATATTAAAGAAATTTATGCCTGAAACATCGCTCTATGAAATAGCGTCAGATTGGTTAAATCTTGGAGCATTCATTTTCATTTTTGATGATTTAGAACGTTGTGATTGTTCACTTAATGAAGTTTTTGGTTTCCTTAATGAATTAGTTGAACATGAAAATACTAAAGTTATTATTGTCGCCAATGAGAAAGAAATATCTGGAATAGCAGAACCGAAATATTTAGAATTACAATATCAAATATCATTGGATGAAAGAATACAGTGGCCGAATGATGAACAAAGGGGGTATCGTAGAGGGACTACGTCAACAACATTAGTATCAATTAATGAACTTGAGCGACGAAGAAAAATGCTTTTTCCACAGAAGGATGCTAATGTAAACTATAAAAAGATACGAGAGAAGCTTATAGGAATTACATTGCGATACGAACCTAATGTATTGCCGATACTTACAAAAATTATTCAAGATTCTCAATATAGTGAAGAAATCAAAGAATTGCTTTTGGAAAAGGTGAAGGTGTTTTCCTCAACAATGGATTATTATCATCATCACAATTTAAGAACATTTCAATTTTTCTTGTCGAAAGTTAGTTACCTTTTAGCTCGTTTGGCAGAAATTGAATTTGATGAGGAATATAGAAGAAATATTTGCAATCACATAATAAGTGAAACTTTTAGTTTTGCTGTGAAGTTAAAAGCAAATTATCAACCGAAACGAGAAAATTCGCTTGGATTAAGTAATGAGCAAGATGCTGTATCGACAACTATAAAAAATTATGTCGATAAAGGTGAATTCATATTTGATATTTTTAAGAAGGACGTTCTAACCATACAAGAAGAATTAAAAGCATCAATTCCTAAAGACGATGCTTATTATTTGTTGTATCAACAGTATTATTTTCATACACAAGAATGGTGTGAAACACAATTAGAAATAATACTTAATCAGTTACAAAACTGCAGATATCCAGTTTCCTTTTTCGGGAAAATTATTATTGCTACTCAAAGACTTGTAGATCTAGGGTTTGATGTGCAATATATGCTACGAATTAAAGAAGCTATGAAAAATGGGATTTCTGCTATGGGAGAAATAAATCCAATTGATGAAGATTTATGGATGATTGATGATATTGGATTTAAAGAGAAAGTACGTACTATTATCAGAGAAATCAATGATGTAATTATTGAACATTCTGTAGAGGCAAGTTATACAACTGTAAAAGAGCTTCTTGAAGCAGAAGATTGGCTGGATAAGTTGGAAAAATATAGTAATCCGGATAATTCGTATTCTACAAGAGATGTTCCTGTTTTTTCCAAGGCAGAAATTGATCAATGGATTAATAAACTACATCTTGCCAATCCTGAAGAAATCGATGATTTTCGCCATTGGTTAGCGAGAGCTTATCCTACTAATCAACGTCGTGAGAGCTATACTCAAGACGCAGATTCAATAAAAGAAATAAAGAAGCGCCTGAAAGAGTTAGAAGAGAATGATCTAATAAAGAAGGCTTGTACAGGATGGCTTATTTCACAGATAGACCAAATTATTAAGTGCAATGAACCAGAGGTAGAAGATGTAATAAATGAGGACATAGAAGAAAACGTATAAAATCATTATATAAGCATCCGTCAGAAATGGCGGATGTTTTCATTTGCTCGGAGAAATCCGGGTTTTTATTTTGCCCATTTTTAGGAGGTGAGGATTTAGATGGCAAGCAGAATACAGGGTATTATCGTTGAAATTGGTGGAGATACCACGAAACTTACAACTGCACTGAAAGGTGTGAACACAGAGATTCGGCATACGCAGTCTCAGCTTCGAGATGTAGAAAAACTGCTGAAACTAGATCCTTCGAATACAGAATTATTATCTCAAAAGCAGAGACTTTTGAATAACGAAGTACAGGAGACAAAAGAAAAACTAGAAGCTCTTAAACAAGCAAGTGAACAGGCGAATGCAGCATTAGAGCAAGGGACAATTACACAAGAACAGTATGATGGTCTGCAGAGGGAAATCATTGCTACAGAGCAAGCTTTGGAAAAGTTGGAAAAGCAGGCAGGAGAATCTGCAGTTGCTTTGCAGAAGATTTCTGCAACAGGAACAAAATTTCAGGAGGTTGGAGGAAAGATTGAGGGTGTAGGAAAGTCACTTCTTCCAGCATCTGCTGCAATGACTGGCGTTGGTGTAGCTGGTCTTAAAGTTGCAACCGATTTTGAGAAAGCAATGTCTGGAGTACAGGCGATTACTGGAGCAACTGGAGAGGAATTCGAGCAACTCAGAGAAACAGCCATTGACCTTGGAGCAACAACAGCTTTTTCTTCCGGAGAAGTAGCAGAGGCTATGACAGAGATGGCGAAGGCTGGTTGGTCTACTACACAAATTATTGATGGTATGGCAGGTGTCTTAGATGCTACTGCTGCATCGGGAGAGAACCTTGGAACAGTCTCCACGATTGTAGCTGATGCTATTACAGGTTTTGGACTTAAGGCAAAAGACTCTGCCAGAGTAGCAGACCTTATGACACAGGCTGCAAATTCAGGAACGATTGGTGTAAATGACCTTGGTGAGTCTTATAAATATGTAGCCCCTCTTGCACAGTCTATGGGACTTTCCATTGAGGATGTAACGACAGCATTGTCTGCAATGTCAATGGCAGGCATCAAAGGTTCCCAAGCGGGCACTTCTCTTAGAACAGTTTTTGCCAATATGGCGAAACCGTCAAAGACTGTGGCAGAAGCTATGGATGATTTGAATCTGAGTATAACCAACAGTGATGGTTCCTTTAAATCATTGGATGAGATTATTACGACCATGCGAACGAGTTTCAATGGTCTTACAGATGATCAGAGAGCCTATTATGCGACAGCCCTTGCTGGAAAAGAAGGTATGTCGGGACTGATTTCTTTGCTTAACCTTACACAGGAAGAGTATGATGCATTAACAGCTTCGATGAATAATTGTTCTGGTGTTGCTGGAGAAACGGCAACAGTCATGCAGGACAATCTGCAGAGTAAAGTGGAACAGCTTGGTGGAGCGTTGGAATCTTTGGCTATTAAGCTTTCAGATTATGTGATTCCATTTTTGACGGAACTTGTAACAGGACTTACAAATGCAGTGGAATGGTTTACAAATTTAAATCCAGTGATTCAACAGGTTATTTTGTTTATTGGTGGAGTGATTGCTGTAGCAGGACCGCTTCTAATTATAATAGGAAAAGTAATTAGTTTAGTCGGTACAATTATGACTCTGCTCCCTAAATTAACGACATTGATTACGACAGTAAAGACAGCATTTTCAGCACTTTGTGCCGTAATGCTGGCAAATCCAATCGCGCTTGTAATCGCAGCAATTGCAGCACTTGTGGCTGCTTTTCTTTATTTGTGGAATAACTGTGAAGAATTCCGTCAGTTCTGGATCAATCTGTGGGAAAAACTGAAAACCATTATTTTGTCAGAGCTGAACTTTATACAGAATAATGCAGTAAAAACATTTCAGAATCTGTGGAACGGAATCAAAAACAAAGTTTCTGGGATTAAGGAAACGATTGTTTCGGGATTTAATTCAGCGGTTTCGTTTATTACGAATTTAGCAAAATCTGCATATACCTGGGGAAGTGATATCATTGATGGAATTGTGCGAGGCATCCGTGCATGTATTAGTAAAGTCAAAAGTGCTGTAACAGATGTGGCAAATACGATTCGTTCTTTCTTGCATTTCTCTGTTCCGGATGAAGGACCTCTTACAGATTATGAAAGCTGGATGCCGGACTTTATGAGTGGATTGGCAAAAGGAATTGAAAAGAGCAAGAGTATGGTTATCAAAGCAGTAGACGGACTGGCTTCGGATATGGTGATTAGTCCACAAGTTGTAACTTCAGGATACGCAAATAGTCATAATGCGACTGTTTCAACAGAAGGTATAGCAGGAATTACATCGGCTATTGCAGATGTATTTAGCAAAATGAATGGACAGACAAGTGACATTGTGATCCCAATTTATCTTGGGGGAACAATGCTTGACGAAGTGGTCGTGAATGCCCAGCAGAGAATGAATTTAAGAAGTGGAGGAAGGTAGGATGGCATTTTTTGAATATTTGAAATTTGATGGTACTGCACTTCCTCTGCCGGATTCTTATGAAGTTACGTTGTCTGCAGTAGAGGCAGACAGCAGCGGTGAAACGGAAGCTGGAACAACACAGAGGGATGTGGTCAGACAAGGTGTAGTGAATATTTCGGTGGCATTTTCTGTGACGGCAAAGTGGCTGAAAGCACTGACAGGGTATTCTAAGGAAGACAAGCTTTCGGTTGAGTATTTTGATACAGAAACTGCAGAAATGAAAAGTACAGAAATGTATATCGAAGGATTTAAGGCGAAGCTGGAAAAGGATACTTCTTATAAAGGTCTTTGGACAGTTTCTTTTATATTGAAAGAATTTTAGTATAATATGGTTTGACCGTTATATGTTGATGCAGTAAGATTGATGTAGAATGAAACCTATCATTTAAAATCTAAAACAAAAGAGGGGTATCAATATGAGAGAAGAAGTTTTTCAGATACATCGATATTCTGTGGGACACCGAATTGATAAACAATTGTTAATAAGTTTAGAGGACATTTTTACACAATATAATGAAAAAGCCGCTATGGAAATTAGCACGGAATGTACAAATAATACTAAATATAGTTTTACAAGTATTGATGAATGTTTTGATTACTTTACCAAAAAACCACATAGAATTGTGAAAATGGAACTTTCAATCACTTTTGGACAAAGCATTTTTGGTAATAAGATTAAGATGACTTTTGATAACAGAATCAGTGCTTCTACAGAAATACAGTTTAATTTTAACAATAATGATGACTATTTGTTATTAAAAAATAAAATAGAACTATGTTTGAAGAACTTTAGATTGAATTATCGACTGTTGTCTGTTATTCCGATTATGCCAACATTATTGACAATTGTATTCGTAGGAATTTGTATGTATACAGGAAGAAATGATATTGTTTTTCCTTCTGTAGTCCAGAAAACAATAATAAGTATATGGGCAATTGGTAGTTTTATGTTTGGCTTATTACCTCCATTTGTACGAATTAAAAGAAATATTTTTCCATGTACAGAATTTAGGATAGGTCAAAATGAATTAATCGAGGAAAACAATTCGAAGAAGAGAAATTTTATCATTAGTACAGTTGTAATAGGTATGGTGCTAGGATTAATTGTAAATTATGTGAGCGACTTTTTGTTTTAACACAATTATATATATTATTATGTAAATAGGCATGAAAACATCAGTTATTGATTGACTGATGTTTTTCTTGTTTGGGAGGTGTTGCTTTTGTACCCAGTGAGTGAAGCTTTCCTGCAGGCGGTGCAGGAGAACACGAGAAGATATTATTGGACTGGTAAGATTACCACGAAAGCCGGTGTGGTTCATGAGTTTTCGGAAAAGGATATTGTGAAAGGTAGTGGTTATATATCTTCACAGTGTTGCGGAAGCACAGAGATAGAACTTGGCACAGTGTACTCTGCAGAGATGGGAATCACTTTGCTTTCAGAGATTGACCGCTATACTTTGGAAGATGCGCTGATTGAACTTTTTTTTAATCTGCTTGTAGGTGATACTTATGAAACAGTTCCAATGGGAATTTATGAAATCAGTGAAGCGAACAGAAGTATCCGTTGCTTGGAAATTAAGGCTTATGATTATATGCTGCGATTTGAAAAAGATTTCAACGTGACGGAGACGATTGGAAATGCTTATGAAATTGTGGCGATGTGCTGCAAAGCCTGTAAAGTGGAATTAGCACATACACAGGCAGAAATGGAATCTATGCCAAATGGTGCGACGGTTCTTTCTATTTATACAGAGAATGATATTGAAACCTACCGAGATGTGCTGTTCTACATAGGACAGATACTTGGTGGGTTTTTCTGTATCAACCGAGAGGGAAAGTTGGAACTGCGAAAATATGGAAATCATCCAGTGATGAATATCAGTAACAAGCAGAGATTTTCCAGTAGTTTTTCTGATTTCATTACCAGATATACTGCTGTGAGTTCTACAAATATGAAGACTCAGACTGCAGAGTATTATGCATTGGAAACAGATGATGGGCTTACCATGAATCTTGGTGTGAATCCGTTTCTTCAGTTTGGTACGGATGATACCAGAAAGGAACTGTGTGAGCAGATATTATCCGATATTGCAGTGATCAAATATGTTCCTTTTGATTCTGATACGATTGGAAATCCAGCACTAGATATCGGAGATGTACTTCGTTTCAGTGGTGGTCACGCAGACGAAGATCAGATTACCTGTATCACTTATTCACAGTGTAGGATTGGTGGAAAGCATTCTTTGAAATGTGTGGGAAAGAATCCGAGACTTGCAAAAGCTA